TGAAGACGGCGGTCAAGACGGCCGAGGAAACCTTCAGCCGGATCCGGCTCGAGGGCGGCGGCGACACCGCCATGCGCCGGATGGACGAGGCCAAGCGGCTGATGGACATGGCCCGCGCCAAGCGCAACGGCGAGCTGCGCATGGCGAACATGAGCGAGAAGTCGGCCGAGGCCGAGGCCGAGCTGGCGCGCGGCTTCGTGGATCCTCTCGACGTGATCGAGAAGGCGGGCGGGCCGCGCTTCGCTGACCACTTCGCTCCGATCGAGCGCGACATGCTGCACCTGCGGGACCGGGTGGCGAACCGGGTGATCCGCAACCCCGACCGCTGGGACAACCGGGCGGCCACCGTCCTCAAGGACTGGTCGCGGCTGGTGTTCATGGGCCTGTCGGGCCTGAACGCGCTTCAGGAGACGGGCGCGCTGATCATGCGGCACGGGGCGGCGAAGAGCTTCCGCGCGGCCTTCATGAACGTCGACGCGGACATGGGCGCGGCGATGAAGGCGGGCATCGAGGAAATGCGCAAGGCGGGCGCCATCCTCGACGTGGCGATGGGCGGGGCGCTGGCCTCCTTTGCCGAGACGGGCATGGACGCCACCTTCGCCACCGCGCCGGAACGCTGGATCCGCGCGGCCTCGAACCGCTACTTCAACTGGAACCTCCTCGCCCCAATCACCGCCCGCTTCAAGGAGCTGGACGCGATGATCCGGGTCAACGACACGCTCGAGAAGATCGACCGCGTGGCGATGGGGGTGGCGTCGAAGGAAGACCTGTCCGACCTCTCCCGGTTCGGGATCTCGGCCGCGACGGCGAAGCGCATCGCCAAGCAGCCGATCCTGCAGAACGAGGGCGGCTTCTGGCTGGCGAACACCGACGCCTGGGGCGACGAGGATCTGATCCGCACCTTCCGCGCGGCCATCGCGCAGGGGAACGAGAACACGATCCTCATGGCGACCGCGGCGGACAAGCCGACGATCATCGACGGGACGGCCTACATCCGGCGCGGCGGCGCGGCGGACAAGTATGCCAAGCGCCTTGGCCTGCGCCAGGTGGGCGACTACTGGCAGGTCCAGTCGGGCCTGATGTCCCTGCCCTTCTCCTTCTGGAACTACGGGATCGCGGCCACGAACAAGATCCTGATCAGCGGGATCGACGAGCCGTCGGGGCAGAAGCTTTCGGGCATCGCGGCCATGATGGGCATCGGCTACATGATCGCGCAGATCCGCACCGACGAAAACCAGTGGCAGGGCATGTCCATGACCGACCGGATCGCGAAGGCGGTCGACCAGTCGGGCGTGGTGGGTCTGGTGGGCACCTACGCGAACCTCTTCCAGGGCGCCTCGCTGGCGACGATGGGGGTGAACCCCCTGCCCTTCGAGCGGACGCGCGGGATGCGCCGCCCGGGGCTGGTGGACATGGCCGAGCAGTTTGCCGGGGCCGGGCCCAGCGCCATTGCCAACCTCATCCGGGGCGTGACGCAGGGCGACCTCGAGCAAGCCCGCTGGGGCCTGCCGCTGGCGAACTACGTCGGCACGGGCTGGCTGTGGGAGGCGCTGATCGACGGGGGCGAACGGCGCAGAGCGGGGCTGGACGGATAGGGATCAGAAGCGCACGGTCCCCCAAATGTAGCGGGCTGCCAGCCGCCGTCTACTAGGGGTGTCCCATGCCGCTCACCAATGCCGAAACCGAGCGACTGCGCGTCTACGTGGTCGGTCCCGCCCCCTCGTCGGGGCCGTTCGACATTCCCTTCCCCTTCTACGACGCGGATGAAGTCGAGGTCTATGTCGGCAACGTCCTGACGCCGGGGGTCACGATCACCCAGCTGACGCCGGGCGGGACGGCGGGCAACACCGTCACCCTCGATGTGCCGGTCTCGAACACCACCGTCTCGGTCGTCTCGGCCGTAGGCGGTGAGCGGTCGACCGGGGACAGCTTTGTGGCGGTGGAGCTGTCGAAGGAGATCGACCGGATCTTCGCGCGCCTGCAAGAGATCGGCCAGCGCGGGTTCTTCGTGCTGCCGGACAACGAGAGCGTGGACATCGGCGGGCGCCGGCTCTCGAACGTGCTGGATCCTGTCGAAGACGACGACGTGGCGACGAAGGGTTACGCGGACGTGAACATCACGGCCGGGGTCGGCGTGATCAATGCCGCGCGGGACGCGGCTGTCGTGGTGATCGACCAGGAGGAAGCCGACGCGATTGCCGCTATCACCCCGCTGGTGACGGAGGCACAGAACGATGCGGATGCTGCGGCCGGTTCGGCCACGGCGGCAGCGAACAGCGCGACGGCGGCGGCGGGCTCGGCCACGGCTGCGGCCGGATCTGCAACTGCTGCGGGGAACAGCGCGACCGATGCGGGGAACTCCGCGACTGCGGCGGCGGCTTCGGCAGCCTCGATCGACACGACAAGGCAGGTGCCGACCGGGGCGGTCGCGCACTTCGCCATGAGCAGCGCCCCGACCGGCTGGCTTAAGGCCAATGGGGCGGCGGTGTCGCGCACGACCTACTCGGCGCTTTTCGCGGCGATCGGCACGACCTTCGGCGCGGGCGACGGCGTGAACACCTTCAACTTGCCCGATCTGCGGGGCGAGTTCCTCCGGGCCTGGGATGATGGGCGCGGGGTGGACAGCGGGCGCACCTTTGGCTCGGCGCAAGGCGATGCGAACAAGGCGCACACGCACGGCGTCACCGACCCGGGGCACACGCATGGCATTCCCTATGGTGGGGCGACCTTCGGCGCGACGAACAACGTCACGCGGTCCAACGGCAACACGTCCACCATGAACACCAACTCGGCGACGACCGGGATCAGCATCAACAGCGATGGGGGCACGGAAGCGCGGCCGCGCAACGTGGCCCTTCTGGCCTGCATCAAGTTCTAGGGGAACGTCATGAAGGTTTATCAGACGGACAGACACGGGGCCTATGTGGGAGAGGTCGATGCGGACGAAAGCCCGCTGGAACCGGGCGTGTTCCTGATCCCGGCCGGGTGCGTGGAGCTTCCGCCTCCCGCCGTCGCAGAGGGCAAGGTGGCAGTTTGGGAAGGCGGCGTGTGGCTGGTGAAGAACGTGCCTCCGCCGACGGAGACGCCGGACGAGCAGGAGCCGCCCCTTTCGGACGAGGAGAAGCTGGCCCGCGAGCGGAGCCAGATGCAGCTGTCTTTCGCGCAGTTCGTCGTCGGCCTGACCGAGACCGACTGGATCACCGACGCCGAGGCCGAGGCTTGGCTGGCGGGCAATGCCCTGCCGGCGGCGGTGGATGCGGCGCTGGCGCAGATCCCGGCTCAAGCCGGCGGCCAGAAGCCCCGTCTTCGGGCCAGGGCGCGGGCGCTGCGGCCGTCCACGGTCGTCCGCACCAACGAGCTGCTGGCGCTCATGGCGCAGTCGCGCGGGGCCACGCAGGAGCAGCTGGACGACCTGTTCCGCACCTACGCGAAGATCTGACACCGACCGGAGGGCTCGGGGATGAAGGGGACGAAGATGAAAGACATGGCGGTAGATGCGGCGGGCAACTGGCTCGGGCTTCTGTTCGCGGGGCTGGGCGTGACCTTCGCCCCGCATGAGTGGATCGGGGGCATGTTCCTTGCCCTCTCGGCCGCGGCCTTCGCCATGCGGCGCACGGACCAGGCAGAGACGCTGATCAAGGTCCTGGTGGGCGCCTTCATCGCCTCCCACGTCGGCGCGATCGTCGTCCATTACTACATGCCGGCGCTGCCGGTGCAGATCGTCATGGCCGGGATCGGGTTCTTCTCGCAGCCGCTCATGCGGATGGCCTTCGGCTTTGGCATCAAGGTCGAGAGCAAGACCGACGTGATCAGCGAGAAGCTGATCGACAAGGTGCTGCCCACCGAGAAGAAGGAGTAGGCGGATGATGCGCTGTAGCACGAAGGGCGTCCTCGAGCTGTGCGAGCATGAGGGCATCGTCCTTGGCCCCTACCTCGACAGCGTGAATGTCTGGACCTATGGGGTCGGCCACACGGCGGCGGCGGGCGGGCCGGATCCGGCGAAGATGCGGAAGATCGACACGCGGGGCTGGAAGGGTCCGGTCCTCGAGGGCCAGCTGGCGCAGATCCTCGCGCTGTTCGCGGCCGACCTGAAGTCCTACGAGGCGCGGGTCAACGACGCGATCAAGGTGCCGCTCAAGCAGCACCAGTTCGACGCGCTGGTGAGCTTCGACTTCAACACGGGCGGGATCTACAAGGCCAAGCTGACGCAGGCGATCAACCGGGGCGATTTCTCGGGCGACGGCTTCATGGGCTGGGTGCGGCCGAAGGAGATCATCAAGCGCCGGATGGCGGAGCAGGCGCTGTTCCGCACGGGCGACTACTCGGCCAACGGCGACAAGATCCCGCTCTACGACGCGCTGGGCAACGGTCGGATCAGGTTCCGCGCGCACCTGAGCGGTGACAACCTTCGCGCCCTGGGGGTGGCAGCATGATCCGGGGGCTGCAATGGCTGGCGCTGGCGGCCTTCATCCTGGGCGGGGTGTGGGCGCACGGGCACAAGGAAGGCGAGGAGGCTGCCACCGCCCGCCATGAGAAGGCGCGGCGCGTGCTGCAAGAGCGGCTGTTCGTCGCAGGCGAGGAGCTGTCCCGGCAGGCCGAGGCCATCGCCGCGCTCGAGGCGGACCAGGACATGAGGGTGAGGGAGTTCGAGGATGAGGCACGCGGCAATCTGGACGATGCTCGCCCTGGCATTGGGGCTGACGGGCTGCGCCAGCTCGACGCCCTCTGGGGTGCGCCCTGACCCGCTGCCGGCGACGGTATCGCAGAAGTGCGCCCATCCCTCGCCGCTGGTGAGCCGGGGCGGCACGGTGGCCGACGACAAGATCAGCCTCGCCCGGATCGGGACGGCGCTGGTGGCCTGCGGCAAGCGGCACGACGCGGCGGTGAAGGCTTACGAGGATCTGCGGGTGGCCGTGACCGAGAAGTGAGAAGGCCCGCCAGTGGCTCCTCGCAGAGCTTGGCGGGCCTTTGAACTGCCTCGGGTTAAGGAGGCACCCTTGCAGACTGCCGGTGTTTTTCCACGGAGCGCACCGCCGGCTGGCACCCTCCCCCCGCGACCAGCAAGCGGGGGGCGCACTTGCAGGACCTTGGTGCGCTTAATCTCCCGGCCTGACAACGCGAAGTTTGGGGCCTTGCATCCGGTCGTGGTGCGCGCCCCAATGGTTGCTTCCAGGCGATAGGTGAAGCTCAAGGACGGCGGTTCCGTTGCCCCGGTTGGAACAAGGGAAGATCTTGGAGAAGTGAAGCTCGGGCTCGATCTCGCGCTCCATGACGCCGCGCACGATCTCGTATTCCAGCTCGTTCAGGAGGCGCGTGATGCGCTCCATCCGCATCTTGGCAGCTTCGGACATCAGCTCATCCCCAGCGCGGACTTGTAGACCTCGAGGACCGCCTCTTCCTCGGCCAGCTCGTCGGGCTTGCGCTTCCGCAGCGCGATCACCTTCCGCATGACCTTGGTGTCGTAGCCGCGACCCTTGGCCTCGGCCATCAGCTCCTTCTGCTGCTCGGCCACGTCCTTCTTCTCGGCCTCTAGCTGCTCGAACCGTTCGATGAACTGTCGCAGCTCGTCGGCGGTGACGGCGTAGGGGTCGGCGTCGTTCTTGGGGTAGGACATCACTCGTGTTCCTTTTCGAGGGCGTCGGCCAGCTTTCGCAAGAAACTGGCAACCTGCAAGGCGTCTGAGCTGTGAAATTCAAGGGCCAGCTCTTCGGGGAAGCGGTCGCCCGCGTCCTCGATCACGGCTTCGAGCATGTAGCGAAACTCCTCGGTGTCGTTTGCGATCTGACGGCCGATCTGGCCGCCGCTCAAGCGGCAGTCGAAAGACAGCATGGGGTCTCCTCACATGACCAAGGTTAGGCGCTCGGAGGCGCGGGTTATCGCGGTGTAGAGCCACTTCCGATGGTCCTCGCGGAAGGTCTGGCTCTCGTCGTAGGCAATGACGTGCGGCCATTGGCTGCCCTGCGACTTGTGGCAGGTCAGGGCATAGCCGTAGTCGAACTGCTGGCTGTTGCGCAGCTCGCGCCAGTCGAGGTCGTCCAGCCCGCCGAGGAAGAACTCCTTGCGGACCTGGACCTCGAACGGCGCGCGGCCCTCGAAGTCGTCGGAGCTGACCTTGAGGCGGAAGTATTCCTTCCTCGCCTTGGTCGGCTTCTTCACTTCGTCGACGGTGAAGATCCCGCCGTTGAAGATCCCGAGCGCCCGGTCGTTCTTGAGGCAGACGAGCCGGTCCTCGGCCTGCGGGGACGCGCTTTCCCGCTTGAGGGCGAAGCGCATCCGGCTGTTGAAGGACTTCCGGGTGGCGTTCAGCCCGACGAGAACCTGGTCGGCGGCCAGCAGATCCTCGGCCGTGAGCGTGCCGCGGGGCACGACGCGGGAGGATCCATAGCTGCCGCGCTGGAAGCTGTGGCCCTCGCGGACGAGGGTCGCCAGATGGATGATCGGGTTGTCGCGGGCCTGCCGGTGGATCTCCGTCAGCATGACGTTCGGCTCGGCGTTGATGAAGAAGCCCGCGCCCTTCACGGGCGGCAGCTGGGCCGGGTCGCCCAGGACGAGGATCGGCTTGCCGAAGGACATCAGGTCGAAGGCAAGGTCCTGGTCGACCATCGAGCATTCGTCGATCACGATCAGGTCCACGTGCGCGGCCGCGCTGTCGGGGTTCAGGCGAAACTCGACGTGGCCGTCCGGGTGGCTGATCACTTCGTAGATCAGGGCGTGGATCGTGCTGGCGTTCTCGCAGCCCGAGCGGCGCATCATCAGGGCGGCCTTGCCGGTGAAGGCGGCGTAGGCCACGCGGAGCTTCAGGTCGGCAACCAGGTGGCGCACGACGGTCGTCTTGCCGGTCCCGGCGTAGCCGAACAGGCGGAAGATCTGGTCGCCCGAATGGCGGTTCTTCCACCAGTCGGAGAAGGTGCGGGCGGCCGCCGCTTGTTGCGGGGCGAAGGTGAAGGCATCACCGTCCATCAGCGGCCTCCCTTCTCTACAGCGGCGCAGGCTTCGTCGAGCTGCGCTTCGGTCTTGGCAAGAAGGCGCTGGAACGCTTTGATTTTGTTCTGCTGGACGGTGCCGGGATAGCTGCCGCCGTTGCGGACTTCGCGGTCAAGCGCGATGGCGATCTGGACATATTCCTTCACGGCATGGGAGAGGGACATCACACGGCCTCCGGCAGCTGGCCCCACAGGGCGATGAGGACGAAGGTCTGAGGGCCTGCCCAAATCGTTTCGAGGGGCTCTGTTTCGGCATCGCAGGAAGGGCAGCGGTCGTTGCAGCCGCAGGACCAGAAATTCGACCAGCTGATGTGGCAGCTGTAGCAGGAGTGTGTGTTCTCCCATACGCAGGGGTTGCCGGACGTGTCGGTGTCCAGCTCGGCAAAGCCGGGGAAGATCTTTAGGTCGGCGCGGGTCTTAAGCATGGGTGGCTCCCTTGGTGGGTGAGGAGGCCGGGCGAACCCGGCACTCCTTCTGGCAGGCGTCAGGGCTCCGACGGATTGCTCTCGTCCTCGCCGTCGTCGTCGTTGCCGTGGCCGTTGTTGCCGTCGTCCACGGGGTCGACCGGATCGACCGGATCAACGGGGTCGACCGGATCCGTCGGGTCCGTGGGATCCGTCGGGTCGACCGGATCGGTGGGATCGGTCGGGTCCGTGGGGTCCGTCGGATCGGTGGGGTCAACCGGATCCACCGGGTCCACCGGGTCGACCGGATCGACGATCACGGGCGGCACATCGGTCGCGTCCGAGCCTTCGCCGTAGGTGGCAAAGTCGCAGGACGGATCGACCTTGACGAAGAAGTCGCCGGAGGTCGCCGGGCGGACTTCGCAGCCGTCGATCATGCTGACTTCGGCAGAAGCGGCCGTGCAGAACAGGGCCACCGAAAGGAGGGTAAGGTATTTCATTGCAGTCTCCAGGTTGTGCGCGGAACCCCCGCGCTGGGATCAGGTGACGCGCCGGATCAGGTCCAGCGCGAGGAAGGCGGCGGCCACCACGGCCAGAGCCGGGGAGGCCATCATGGCGGCGCCCAGGACGAAGCCGAGGGCGAAGCCGGCGTAGAAGGATCGAGCGGCCTTAAGCCTTTCTCGGAGGCGTAGGGGCATTGGGCTTCCTTCCGGGGAACGCGATCACGTTGGTCGCGCGAGCCTGTTGCGCCTGCTTTTCGGGCAGGCGGTGCGGAGCCTGCCGCAGCTGTTCACGGCGGCAGGCGTTCATCGCGCGACAACGGTTCGGGGTGTCGCAGGGGCAGGCCATCAGAACGGGATCTCGTCGTCCATGTCCGAGCGGCCCCAGCCGCCGCCACCGCCGCCCTGCTGGCCGCCCTGGGCTTTGCTGCCGGCGCTGGACCAGCCGTCGTCCTGGTAGCCACCGCCGCCGTTGCCACCGCCTTCGCGCGGCTCGTTGCGGCTGACCTTCAGGGACATGTAGCGGCGGCCGTCCTTGGTGCCGGCCCAGCCCGCAACGCGGTGGTTCGGCACGTTGTCCAGCGGGCCGGAGAAGTCGGGAGCCTTGTCGTTCCCCTTCTTGTCGTTGGGGAACAGGACGCCGATCTTCTGGTAGACGACCAGCTGCGGCTCGCCGTCGCGCTTCACCGGCTCGCGGATCACGACGATCCGGCCCTCGGCGCCGTTGATGTTCAGCTTGCCCTGGCCGGAGAGCATCTGGCCTTCGTGCGGGGTCCAGAAGACCCCGCTGTTGGTGCTGTCGTGTTCGCTCATGGAAACCTCCTATCGAGCTTGGGGGATCACCAGCCCGCCGCGTTGGCGGTGGTCTGGCGCTGGGCGGGCGGGGTCTGCTGCTTCTCGCCTGCGGTGGGGTCCGGGTTGGCTCCCGGGCCTTGTTCGGGGCCGTCGTCGACCTTGGGCTGCGACGTGTATTTGTCATCGAAGAGGCCGAGGAAGATGTCCGCGCAGGCGCCGAGCTGGCTTGCCGCCTTGGTGAAGGCGTCGGTCAGCGACTTCTTCGCGGCGTCCTCGTCGTGGATCCACTTGCCGCTGCTCGACATGTAGAGCATCGGGGTGCCGCCGAAGGCCGAGAAGGTGCCCTTCTCGCCCAGCGCGTCCTTGATCCAGAAGACGATTTCGACCTGGTGCAGCTCTTCGCGGACGATCTGGTAGCGCATGGTGCCACCGATCTGCGTCGTGCCGTCGGCCGCGAACTGGCGCGTGTCCTCGACCAGCACCTTCTGCGGCTTGCCGGGGATCACCTTCTCGTTCACCACGTTGAAGCCCCAATTGCCGCCGATGGGGCCGAAGACCTCGGTGATCTTCTTGATCACGTAGGTCGGGTTCGGGCTGTCGCCCTTGTAGGACTTGCCGGTGATAGGCTTGGTGAAGGCCCGGTCGACCGGGGCGAGCTTGTTCCAGATGTCCAGGTTGGAGGACAGAGGATCCGGCTCGGGCGGGTTCTTGTCGTGCTTGGTCACGGCTGGGTTCCTTTCTCGATGCCGGTCGCCATCAGGGAGATGGCTTCGGCAAATTCGATGGCGGCTGCGGGGTTCAGCACCACGCTGGTTCCGTCGGTGATGTTGAACGCGATCCCGCCCTCATCGGGCTGGACGGTGATGGTGAAGGAGGCGTCTTCCTCGTCGCGGAAGGACGCGGTGTAGTGGCCCTGGCGCTTCATGCTGCCTCCTTCACGGTGATGCGGATGGCGCCGCGGGCATCGCGCTTGAGGACCAGGGAGGGCGAGTAGAGCTCGTTCTCGTCCTTCTTCATCATGGCCTTCAGCTCGTCCTTGATGTCCTCGTGCCGCTTGGCGGCCTTCTTCGTCTCAAGGAACTCGGGGATCAGGGCCTGGGCCCGGTTGTCGGAGCTGATGTCCCGGCGCTTGAAGCCGTTGATCGGCACGCTGTCCGCGATCTTGGTCGGGACGACGGGGGCATCCGTGTCGTAGAGCCGCGGCGAGGGCGCGCGGTCCGCGACCATGTAGCCCCAGAACTCCTCGCACTTCTGGACGTAATGCTCGATCCACTCCGGGGACTGGCCGATCCAGCACCGCTGCGGCTCCTCGTTGGCGATCACGACGGAGAGGAGCATGGTGTCGACGCCCCAGCAGAACATGTGGTGCTGGAGCTGCGGCATGTAGAACTGCGCGGCTTCCTCGGCCGAGCCGAACCGGCCGGTGTGCTTGACCTCGAGCGGATAGACAGTCCCGCTGGCGAGGTGCTTGAGCAGCCCGTCGGGGTGGGAGCCGAGGATGGCGCCGCCGTGGGTTCTGGCCGAGGCGAAGTGCTGGACCGCGGCCGTGGCAACGCCTTCCGCGTCGGTGTTCAGCGTGTGCAGGCTGTGCGCGAACTCGCGGGGCTTATCAGGGCCGACACGTTCCTCGTTCAGCTTGCGGATGGTCCATTCGGCGTGGAAGGGCTCGACCACGATGCCGAGCTGCACCGCGAAGTTGTCGGTGAAGTCGGGCTTGGGCAGGAGGCCCTTCTTCTCGCGCCAGAGCTTGTCGTAGTCGCCCGACAGGATGGTCTTGGCGTCCGAGGAGCCGATGTAGCTCGAACGGTTTTCGGGATCGAGGGTCATGCCTTGGCCTTTCTCTTGGTGGCATAGTTGCGGAGGGCGGTCAGGAGCTGGCCGCGCCAGCCGAGGATCCCGGTCAGCGCAGCGTTGATTTCCGACCATGCGGGGAAGAACACGGCGTCGTTCGCCATGCCCGTCAGGACGGCCCGCACGGCGTTCACCGGGTAGGCCGAGAGGTTCTGGACGTAGATCGTGAGCATCGCGTTCCGATCCTCGGCCGGCATCTTCTCATGCCGGGTGGTCAGCCAGAGCTGGTAGAGGGCCACGCGGATGAACTCGCTGTCCGCGGGCTCGGTGTTCATCGCGTTGGCGACGAACTTGATCTGGTCGGGCGTGGTCGCCTCGGGCAGATACCAGATCTCGCCGCGCACAAAGCCGAAGTAGTGGCACCTGTTCGCGGCCTCGAACTGCTTCATCTCGCTGAAGCTCATGGCGTTAGCGATGAAGGGGTTTAGACAGGAGACTGCGAACTGATACAGATGCTCCTCCTCCTTCTTCGCGGCCAAACGCAACTTGTCCCGGTCGACGGCGAGCAAGGAGAGCGGAGATACTGCGGAAGAAGGCTCCGTCGATCTGGCCGGGAGGGAGCCGGATGGCTCGGTCTTTGGCGTAGTTGAGGAAGTCACGGATTGCCTCGTCAGGGTTGAAGTGGTGGTTCGGGAAGGCCGCACAGAGCGCGGCCATCGTCTTCTCCTGGGGGCGCCAGTTGGCGGGAACTGGCTGGCCTTCGTCGTTCAGGCCCGGGAACTCGAAGCCCATCGGACCGGCCCGGATCAGGCCGGCATCGAGGAGCTGGCGGATCTGCGACCGGACTTGAGGGACAAGCATCCCGGTCTTCACGGCGAGGAAGTCGGCGCTGGGGTTGCATTGCCCCGTCTTGTCGTTGTGCAGGTTCGCCAGCTCGTAGAGGACCAAGCGAGCAGCTGGGTTCGGTCCGTTGCTTCGGCCTACGTGCCGGAGGGCGACGGTAGACACAGGTCGTCCCCGGTGAGGCTGACGATCCGCGGCGTCCATCGGTTGCGGTTCGAGGCCAGCTTGCGCCAGCCGTGAACCTGGACATCGAAGCCGCAGTCGATCGCGAGCTGCACGGCGGGGATGCCGGACATCTTGGCGATGCGGGCGGCGACGTTGGAGCCGCTGGTGGTCTGGACCAGGAGGGGCTTCTGCCCCGCCTTGATGCCGATCACGTCGACGAAGCCGAACAGGTCCTGCCGGATCTTCGCGTGGGGGTTCCACTTCTCCGTGACCTCGGCGGTGTAGCCGTCGTCGCGGAGCAGCTTGAGGCTGCGCTGGGTGGGAGTGCTCACGACCGCTCGTCCTTCATGAAGGCTTTGAGCTTGTCGCGGAGCTGGTCGATGCGGGCGATGGCCCGGGCCAGCTGGTTCTGCAGGATGAACTTCTCCTGCCGTTCCGCTTCGAGGAGGATTTCCAGCTCGCCAATCCGCTCGAAGGTCGGCCGGATCGGGGTCGGAAGGGTGATCTCCTTTTTGGAGGGTTTGACCCAATTCGAGATTGGGGCGACTTCACGCGCTGCTTTAACTGCTCGCTCAGTTTGCAGCGTTCGTTGGGTATTCATGGAGGCTCCTTCTGGCAGGTTGAGCGTTTACAGCCCGTCGCCAAGTAATTGATCGGAAACGGGTGCATTGGAGGTTGCGCTACAAAAAAATCGTTTGCAATCAATAGTTTTGTGCGGTTTTGGGTACCGTAGGTCGTGAGTTCGAATCCCACCGCCCCGACCATTGAAATTGTTGGGTAATTGGTGTGCATGAGTAAACAACCCAAAGGGCAGTTTACACCGCGTTTTACAGGGGTTGAGGCGCGACGGTCAGTCGGCTTCGGCTGCGGCGAGCTTCGTCAGCAGCGAATCGGCAATGCCCGGATTGAGGTGGACATAGACCTCGATCATCCGCGCCGTGTGGGCCGGGGACCATCCCATCGCCAGCCCGATCTCCCGCAGGGTCGCGTCCGCCTGGAAGAGCCGCGTAGCGGCCGTCCCGCGGGCGTCGTAGAGCCGCAGCTCGCTCCGCAGGTCGAGCTTGTCGCGCCATTCGGAGACGGTCTTGCCGAGGCTGTTCTGGGTCGACCAGGGCTGACCCTGCTTGTTGGCAAGGATCAGGAGCCGGTTATTGGGCGTCTCGTCGATCACCTTCGCCATGAGCGGCGTGACCGGGATCGAGACCATGCGGTTGCGCTTCCCGGTGCGCAGGACGATCCGCCTGCCCTTCGGCGTCGGCTGGACGTGGCTGCGGGAGAGCTTGATCAGGTCGCCGGGCCGAAGCCCGCTTTCCGTGGCCGCGATCAGGATCCGGCTCACGTAGTCGGGCGCCCCGGCGATGAACGCCTGGATCTCGGCGTCGGTCCAGATGATCTCCGAACGGTCGACGCTGTAGAGGTGGGTGTAGCCCTGCAGGTGGTGATGGTTCAGGTAGCCCCGCTCGCGCGCCCAGCTGACGATCCCGGCCAGGTGCGCCATCATGTGATCGGCCTGCCGGGGCTTGAACTGGTCGCGCCAGCGGTAGGCGATGCGGCGGATTTCGGGGCGCTCGAAGGCCCCTTTCGGGGCGTCTCCGAACTTGGCGTCGATCCCGTTGCGGTGCTGGATCGACGCTCGGATGTCTTTCTGGGTGCGCGGCTTGAGGCGCTTGAACTCGGGGCTGCCCAGGTAGTCGGTCAGGATCTCCCGGAACAGCCCGTGCGAGGGATTGCGCTCGTCAAGGGCGGCTTTGTAGGCGGCCCAATAGTCGGGTCCTTCTTCGGGGACGCGGCTCTGGGAGGTCCAGAACCTAGGTCCGCCGCGCCATGCGTAGTGGTATTGGACTTCCTTGCCCGTCGCCAGCTTGCGACGGACCCGGTGGATCCCCTTGATCACCACCTGGGCCATGATCAGTCAGCCACTTCTCAACCGGGTCTTCCTTGGCAGCGGCGCCGGTAGTGTCCGTGGCAAAGACGAATTTGGTCGCCTTCGCTTCGAGGACTATAGACAAAAGCTTGAGGGAGGTGCTGGCGTCAAGGGCTGCGATGAGGGTCGCGATCCGATGGGGCATTTCTGGTCTTCCAAAGGTAGAGTAGTGCTAGCCCGCCGCTGTCTATGAGAGAGCGGCGGGGGTCTCAATTCACGTTTTTCAGAACCCGAAGGGGAGCCAGTCGCGTTGCTTCTCGACCACACGGGCGAGGGCTTCCGCGATGCCAAACCGCTTTTCCTTGGAGAAATCATCCTCGGGACGGAGCGGCTTGATCATCGCCAGGAGCTGCGGCTTCGAGTAGGCGGACAAAAACGTTGCGTCAGGTGTCCACCAGCGACGAACTGTCGCAGGATCGAGGGTCTGCGCCTGGGGGCTGCGCAGGGTCAGGCAGCTCAGGACACGGAAGGCCAGAGCGGCCCGAACGTCCTTGTCCTTGAGGGCCATGACCTCCTCGCTTTTCAGCTGCCCGAGCTGTTCCATGTTCATCCACGGCGTCGAGTAGGTGACGGCCATGTCGGGGTCGGGATGGAACGACTTGTCGGGGTCGATCGCGAAGACGACGGACCGGCCGAGAGGACCAGACAGGTGCTGGGCGAAGAGACGCAGAACCCCGTCGACATCCTTCGACAGCTCCATGCGCAGCGCGTGGGTGCGGATCCGGTCGATCCGCATCTTGTGCGCCACGCTGATCTTGTCCTCGAGGGCGACTTCCTTTGCCGCCTCCTTCTCGGCGGGCTTGTCGAGGAAGCCGCGCTCGCGCAGCTTTTCGAGGTCGTCGTAGCCGGTCGGCATCACATGCTCGCGCACGGCCAGCGGGTCGCGCAGCTCGCCGTAGGCATCGCGCATCGGGCCGTCGTTCAGCTTCCAGGCCACGCCCAGCAGCTCGGCCAGCGGCTCGGGGTAGAGGTAGGCGGCGCGCGGTTCCAGCTCGGCCCTGCGGGCTTGCAGCGTGACCAGCCGGTCAACGGCTTCCTCGTCCACGTCGCCGTTCTCGTCGGGCTCGGCGGCCTTCTCGGCGCGGCTCATGGCCCACCAGCTCAGGTCCTCGTGCCATTCCTTGCTCTCGGCCTCGTCGAGGCCCCAGATCCCGCGGTGGGTCGGAATGTCGTAGAGGCGGGTGTCCTCGTCGGCCTCGGTGATGAAGAAGGCGTCGGGATAGCGTTCCTTCATCAGGTCGCGGGCGCGCTCGGTCGCCAGCTGAAGGAGGATCTGCGGGTCGAGGACCAGCGGGTCGCCGGTGAACAGGTCTTCCTGAAGCTTGCCGCCGGCGGCGATGTAGTTGTCCCGCGTCACCAGCTGCGCGTGGCAGTAGGAGGCCCACGGCCGCACGGTGCTGCGGAGCGCGTTGCGCATGTCGTCGGCGTCGAAGCGGCGGTCCTTGAGGGCACGCTGGTAGAAGTCAGCTTGCGTCTCGGGGTAGAGCTTCGCGTAGGTCAGGCCGATGGCCTGGTCCATCGTCAGGTTCCGGTTCAGGACATCGACGACCATCGGCTCGGGCAGGCGCAGGATCTCGCGGCGCTGGCCGACGTAGCGCGGGGACCGGCCGAGGCGGGCCGCCAGCTGGGCGTCGGGGAGATCGACGTAGGCCGGGAGCTGGAACAGGCGCAGCTCGTCCACGTCGTCCATTGCGACGTGCGCCAGCTGCTCGGCGTTGCCGGCGTGGATGGCGTCCGCCTTCTCCATGACGATCACCGGGGCGGCAATCTCGCCGGTTTCGGTTTCATCGAGCGCCTGGAGGGCGCGGACGCGGCGGCCGCCCGCGGTGATGTAGAAGTTGACGCCTTGCTGGTAGCCGATCAGCGGGGTGAGGATCCCGTTCTCGGCAATCGAGGCCATCAGGTCCTCGAGCTGGCCGGCGTCGATGCTGTCCTCGCTGCGCGGGTTCTCCGGCGCAACCTTGAGGAAGGCGCGCGACACCAGAAGGGGCGCGTCGTAGGTGTGGCTCAGGTCGTTCAAGTCCGTTCTCCTTTTGGGGCAAGCTCCCAGCCCGTGACGAGGCGCTGGTAGCGGGAGGGGCGGCGAGACCCGCTGTCGCGGATCTTGCCCTCATGGTGCAGCTCGGAGACGCGGGGTCGGACCGAAATGAAGTCAATCTCGATCTGGTCCGCGATCTCATCGGCCGAGAGCGGGTGCTGGGCCTTCTTCAGGCAGTCCAGCACGCGGCTGCGGATGATGAAGCTGCGGCTGTCCTGGTCCTCGGCCGCCTCTTGGGAGGGGCCGGGAACCTTGTAGCCGGTGCCGTTATCCAGCCGGGGCATCTAGATGCTCATGAAAGATGCGGCGGAGCCGGTCGACCGCCTTTGTTTCGGCGGGGGTGCTGGGCGCGATTACGTCCACGGCGTCACGCAGAAGCATGAGGTCGCGGAGCGTGAGCGTGTGGCGCGAGCTGGTCTTGCGGTTGCCGTCCAGCTCGATGCAGCCCGCGATGGTGTCGAAGCGGCTGGTCATGCCGCCTCCGCCTCGGGCTTGGGCTTCGGCGCGAACTGCTCGCGCCAGGGGTCGACGAAGGCGAAGGTGCGCTTCTCGCCCCGCGCCGGCATCAGAACCCCGAAGGCGCTCGGAACGTGAGCGTGGGTGATCAGCATCGGCTCGCCCTGAGCGTAGGCGGTGATGTCCAGGACGGCCCGGTCCATCGCGGCGAGAATTTCGAAGGCCGGGGCAAAGGCCGCGAAGTAGCGCGGGTTGAAGCAGAGGTCGACAGGGGCCGACTGCTTCAGGCCGAACGCCTTCCACGGCACGACGCGCTGCCATTGCGGGAAGGTGCCGGCGATTTCCGTCACCATGATCACGTCGGCCGGGGTGCCGCCGTCCCAACGCTCGGCGTTGTTGGTGTCGCAGAGCTTCAGGATGTCGGCCGCCTTGGGGACAGGATTCTCTTCGAGGTCGACGACGAGGCAGCGTGTGCCGAGTTCGCGGGAGACGGGCTTCAAGCCCTTGGCCTTCCAGTTCATCGACAGGATGCAGTCGCGCGGCGTGTAGCCGTTCGGGTCGTGGACGACCATCATCCGGTGCCCGTCGGTGGCGATGAGGATCACGCCCTGGACCGGGTGCGGCTGAACCGCGACCCCGTTCAGGTAGTAGCGCGTTTCCTCGGTCGAGACGGCCACGGATGCGGCCAGGAGGCAGGCGGTCGAGACGATCAGGCGGCTCATGCGGGGGTTCCTTCTGCTTGCACCGCCGCAATGGCCCGGTCGAAGAGGGCCAGGATGTCGGCGTGCGTGGTTTTGGGGTCGTCGTTGTAGTCGGGGACGAAGTATTGCCCCCGAGGAAGGGCGCGCTTGAGCGCGTAGATGGCTGCGGCTTGGTTGGCCGAGACCTCGGAAGATCCCGTCGGAGCGTCCATCCAGTCGTGGATAAGGATCCCGGTCTTGGCGCAGAGCGAGCCGATGGCGCAGGCGGGGCAGCCTGCCTGAACCGCTTCGGCGCAGGACGTGTCCTCGGGATCGAGGTTTGCCATTGCCCAAGTGCGGTTGAAGTAGTTGCCCTTGTGCCAGCGGGCGGGGTCGGCAAGGTGGTCGCGGCCACCTTGCAGGATCTCAAGCGTCGACGGGATCACGACGCGATCTCCGCGTCCTCCACGACCGGAGCGGCGATCATCTTCGCGCGCTCGGCGGCGATCACGTTTTCCAGCTCGGCCGTGACCTGGCGGCGGATCAGGTCAGCCTGAGCCGTGGCGGCTTCGGCCAGGGCTTCGAGCGCGGCGTCGAGGACGCGGACGATCTGCTCGGAGGTGAGCTTAAGCGTCTGCTCGCCATACTCGCCTTCGATCTTGATCGTGGCCTGGTAGTCGCCGCTGGGGCCGTAGCTCTTGTGGACGTGGAAGCTTTGCAGCTTGATCTTGCGGTCGGTCATGGGTCTGCTCCTAGTGGATGAAGGGAAGGGTCGGCATCACACGGACACCGCGCCGCTGGGCGAAGCCCTTGGCGATGAGCCCGTGGATGATGGCGGGAGGGACCGGGTGCATGATCCGGCGCCCGACAAGGCGCTGGGTCAGCCAGTAGCGGTCCTGATGGCGGAAACAGGTCCACCCCTGCGAGAGAAGGAGGCTCGCCAGCTTGGGCTGGCGGATCTCTGGGTGGATGAGCGTCAGGGACATGGCAGATCCCCGACGGTCAGGTGCGGGTCGAGTTCTGATACCCGCCCTTGATGCGCTTCTTCGTGCGCTTCTCCTGCTCGTCCTGGGCCTCGCGCTTGGTCAGAACGCGACCCTTGGTCGTGTCGTTCTTCGGCTTGAGGATCCGGCCGGCAGCGGCGGCAGCGCCCGCCTCGATCTTCGACTTCTTCGGCTTGGTTTTGGTGGGTGAAGGCATCAGGCGGCTTCTTTCTGCTGCTGCGGTTGAAGGGTTTCGAGGAGCTGGATGGCCTTGCTGGCGGCGGCCGCGGCCTGGAAGACCGAGCCGGGCTTGTCCTTGAGCAGGCGGATCCAGCTCGCCACGTAGGCGGCGTTGTCCTCGCGGGGTTCGGCCAGGAGGGCCAGGCGCTGGGCCAGCATTACGGAGCCAATTTCCGCGATCAGCTCCTCCATCGCCCGGGCGGGCTTGGACTTGTGATAGTCCTTGAAGCACTCGCGCCCGAGCCGCTTCGCGGGGCCGGTGAAGTGGATCAGCTCGTGGAGGAGCGTCGAGTAGTAAAGATCCTCGGCCATCACCCCGCCCTCGTTGCGGAAGCGTTCGATGGGCGGGATGGTGATGCTGTCGGTTGTCTCCTGGTAGAAGGCCGACAGGCCGTCGCGGATCTGCACGCCCGTCGCGGCGACGAAGGCGTCAATCTCGGCGTTGCGCTGGCGCCCGCTGAAGCTCGGCTCCACGATGGGCTCGAGGTCCAGGCCCTCGATGTCGGAGACGTGGAACGTGTAGCTGATCTTGCCGAAGCGGCTGACGCGCTCTTCGCGCTCGCCCTCCTCGTTCTCGCGGTTGAAGGTGCCGTAGAAGACGATCGGGATGCCCTTCGCGCCCTTGCGGACGGCGGCGCCCAGGAGGCGGGCCTGCTTGAAGGTCATGAAGCGGGGGTCGTCCTTCCCATGCAGCATCAGCCACAGGCCGGTGGTCAGCGAGTTCGACCCGGTGTAGGGCCGCTTGCTGTAGCAATTCATGGGCGGGAGGGGGGTCGCCCAGCCCTGAACCCAGCGCAGGCCGTCGCGCTCCATCAGCGCGATGATCTGCTCGGCCACCTGGGTTTCGAGCTGTTGCAGGGTCAGACCCTTCTTGTCGGACATGGCAGTTCTCCAAGGGGATTCGGACGCTTCGCTTCTGCGAGGCATCGGTCAAGGGGACGGATGTGGCGCTCGTTCCGCCGTCCTTCTCCAGGGTGCGGCGGGGCGCGCGGGGTCAGGATGAAGGGGAAAGGGTGGGGGCCGAGGATAGCCGTGGTGAGCACGCGCGCCTTGCGGGCGTCGGCCTCGGTCCCCCTTCACCTTGCGGCCGCTCGGTGATGGGAATGGGATATGCAACGCCACGACCGGGGGAGCAAGCCGGCCGTGGCGCGCACACGCGGGGCTTACCTGCCAGGTGCAGCGGCCGCGTTCAGGGGCCGGCGCGTCAGGCGCGACCAGCCGTCGGAGAGCTTCCTGCCCATGTTGAGCAGGAGCGAGAAGAACAGGCAGGCGACAGCGGCCGTCATGGCCCCGCCGAGGGTGCCATAGAACACGCCGAACAGGACGACGTGGGCCAAGCCGTCGGCCAGCCAGTGAAACCGGAGGATGGTCTTCCAGCGGATGAACCGCAGGGCGAAGAGCAGCGCCGAGGTGACGGTCAGGACCGCCGATGCGAAGATGAAGCCGAGGTCTCCCATTGGGATCTCCACATGGTTGAACGGGGGAAAGGCCCCCGGTTGCCCGGGAGCCTCTGTGCGTCAGGCGACGTTCGTCGACACGCCGTCGGTCTGCTGCTCGTAGTCGGGGGTGTCGAAGCCGACCCCCTTGATGCCGAGCTTGGCGAGGCGTTCGTTCACCGCCTCGCGGTTCTGCTGCTGCGGGGTCGCGCCGCGGCGAACCGGGGCGGTCCACTTCTCGCCCGTGACCGCGTGGTAAGCGGCCTTCAGGTTCATGCACCAGTCTTGCAGGGCGGGGAGCTGGCCGACCGTGATGCGTTCCACCCGGTCGATCTGGGAGGCGATGTTGTTGATCGAGATCTCGGTGCCGTCCGACTGCGCGACCAGCACGGCGAGCTTCTGCTTCTCCTGAGCCTGGTAGTCC